GCGCAGGATGTTGTTCTGCCTGCCGTTGGCGTATCCAAGGGTTTGGCATTCTGGATCGTCAACAACTCAGCCGGCGCAAACACCTACACCGTTAAGAACGCCGGCGGTTCGACCATCGTATCCGTCGCTCAAAACAAGCGTGCGGTCGTGTTCTGCGACGGCGCAGCATGGTACGGGATTTTGACCGCCTAAGTAAATTAGACCAATCAAGGAGGTTTTTTCATGGCGCTGAACATCATCAAGATGCGCGATCTGTACGAAAGCCGGACCAAGCAGTCCAATGGGCGGTTTCGGTTCCTCACCGAAATGCGCCACGGGCTTGGTCTGTGCGACTCCGAAGGAAATGACTACCGCGACATCGCTGGGAATCGCCAGCTTCGTGAGCGTCATTTGCGCCCTGAAAACTTCTCCTTGGCTGAGTTGGCTGAAGCGATTGTCGGCCCGACATGGCGCAGCCTGTTCAATCCTGACTCCAAGGAATTGGGACGCTATACCGTCGCTCGTTCTCTCGTTGAGGCGGGTGGCGATAGGCGGGCGCTGACCGAAGCCGCGGGCATCGGCGTTGACCCTACGGCCTTCCTGAATGTCAACACCTTCACCTCTGTGGTTGGTGGTTTGGTCGAGGTGAAAATCCTCGAGGCGTTCAAAAATCCGGCTTTCATCGGCGATAAGCTTGCGCCGGCTGAACCCACCAAATTGAACGGCCAAAAAATCATCGGCGTCAATCGCATCGGTGATCGTGGCCGCAAGCGTTTACCCGGTGAGGCTCACACCAGGGCGCAGTTTAATGAGCGTTGGGTGCTGACTCCCGAAACGCGTGAAAATGCCCTTGCCGTCGATATCTACAAAGAAACGGTCTTTTTCGACCTGACAGGTGACATTTTGAATGTTGCCGCTAGCGTTGGTGAAGAACTCGGTTATCGTCGTGAGTTGGAAATTCTGTCGCTCATCATCGGCGGCACGAACACCTTCAACTACAACGGCACGGCGTACAACACCTACTCTTCGTCGCTGAACTCCATCGGGTACTTCAACGACTTCTCCAATCCGCTAACCGACTGGACATCACTCCAGGCCGACATCCTCAAGTTCGCCCGTATGCAGGATCCGTATACCGGCAAGCGTCTCCTGATCGTGCCGAACACGATCCTTGTCAACCCCGCCAAGGTCGCGACCGCTAACCTTATCGTCGGCGCGACCGCAACCGAACGGCGTACTGCTGGAGCCAACACTCAGGCGACCGCCAGCACGCTGAATGTGAGCGTGACCCCGAGCAATCCTTACTCGGGTCAGTTTGAGGTTCTCTCAAGCCCGCTGCTTGAACAGATGTGCGTGACCGCGGCGGCCGATGGCGGATTGGCTCTGTCGCAGGCCAACGCTGACGAATACTGGTGGATGATGGAAGCCGGAAAGAGCTTCCGGTACATGCAGAACTATCCGTTGAGCGTGGCTCAGTCCGCGCCTAACCAGTATGAGATGCTCGACAAGGGCATTGTGGCTACATATTTTGCCAACGAGCGTGGTATACCTTCCGTGTGGTCTCCTTGGCACATCGTCAGGAACACCAACTGATTTCAAAATCGAGGTAAACAACGATGGCGCGTAGAAGTGCTGTCACGATCCAGCCGGCGAGTAACTCGTCGGCTGTTTCCGTGTACAAGGTCTGGTATCATTTTTGTCCGGTTATCCTTGTGGAAGCGCGTGATGAGGCGGACGCCGCGGATAAGTACCGCGCCCGTTTCAACCTTCATTTCTTGCGTCAGCCCAAGGTGGAGCTAGCTAATGTCGGCGGTTGACGATCTTGGGACGGCAATCACTCAAGTTGCCGCCCAGATCAAGGATATTACGCTAAATCCAAAGCCGACATATTCGGTCAATGGTCAATCCGTCTCATGGGAGTCGTATCTCTCCATGTTGACGGAACAATTAATTAAATTGCAGACGGCGCAGCAAAGCTTGGCCGGGCCATTCCAGCGTATATCGAGAATGCGCCCATGAAATATGCCAAAATTGCAATTAACGGCACCGGAGATGAAGTTGTCATTCCTGGCATTGCTGGAAAAAAATTGCGAATTTTGGACTATATCGTGGCATCTGGAAACAATGCTGTTTTGACTTGGAAATCATCAGGAGGAACGGAACTTTCAGGTCAAATGCATATAGCGGCAAATGGAAACCTAGTTTCCGTTGGTGGATATCAGACGCCGGCGGGCATGTTCGGGTTATTTGAGACGCTTTCTGGAGAGGGTCTTTTATTGAATTCTTCTCATGCCTGCGGCGGGCATCTCACCTATCAGGAGATTTCGGTCTGATGGCGAGGGTGGCGATCACGATTGGCGTGGCGCAAGCTCTGGCGAATATGGCCGGAGCGGCACCTGATGGCATGAGATTAACGAAGGAACAGGCGCAAGGATTGCAACGGGCGGCATTGGCTCTTGTGCGAGAACATCAACAAAGATTAAGTACTCCGGTTGGTGCTATTCGTGTTCGCGGCAGGGTTCGCGTGACACAAAGAAGCCGACCGGGTGAATATCCTCGCAAGGATACCGGTGCATTGGTCAACGGAATCGCAATCGAAAACAAGACTTTGCAGGATGTCATGCGCACAGGAACCCTACGCGTCGGTCTGCGTCGTTCTGTGTTTTATGGCGCTTATCTTGAAGTCGTTTATCGTCGCCTTGGATTGCGGCGAACAATGCAATCCATGTTTGCGCGATTAGTTGCATTAGCGGGCATTCCGTTCCGTTATCAATTCATTGATGTTAGGCCAGGTGATGGCGAGGTGTTGCGATGAAATTTGCGAAAATAGATGTGAGTTCAAGTGGATCAAATACGATTGTCGCAGCCGTTGCCGGCAAGAAAATCAGAGTGCTGGCGTATACGATCATTGCTGCCGGTACAGTCACGGCAAAGTGGCAATCGGCATCGACTGATCTTTCGGGCGCAATGAGTTTGGCGGCCAACGGCGGCGCGGCACCGTCAATTTCGATATTGGCACCTGGTAACATGATTGGTCTTTTTGAGACGGCATCGGGCGAGGCTTTGAATTTAAACCTTGGCGGTGCGGTGAATGTCGCCGGGCATATGACCTATATCGAGGTGGCGGTGTAATGTCAGTCCCGCTGACTGGTGCCGGACTTGCGATCGATGGCCCTTCTGGCCCAACCGATGGCATCTTGTGGTCTACTGCTGCCGACTATCTCGTATGGGACACGGCAGCCGACTATCTTATCTGGCAATAACGGGGAAACGCTATGCCATCAAAACGCATCGACGAATTAACCACACGCACCGTCCTCAATACCGACCTGCTTCCGCCGACTCCGTCCGGCGGGCCAAGTGGAAGTGCGACTGTTGCGGCGGTGGTGAAGGCTGGCCTTCAACAGCCGAACAGCGCATCGGCTGGTGCGGGTGCAGATATCACGATTAGAGCCGCCGATGGCGTCACCAGTGGCGCGGGTGGTTCGATTATTTTGACGCCCGGCGCTCAGGCGACAACTGGTGGAAATGGGTCGGTAATAATTAGACCGCCAGCAGGCGTCGATCAAAATAGTTTTTTTAGAGTTAATCACCATGACGGAAACGCCTGCATACAGGTCGATACAATAGGATACTTTGTTAAAATCAGTAACGGTGAATTTAATTTTGGATACGGCGCATTTTCTCTAAAACCCGGGAATTATATTTATGCCAGCGCATACGCTCAATTCAATATAGTGAATCCAATCATTCAGTTTCCAACTGCTGGTGGTAATGTTGCGCTTTTATACGGCGATGTCGGCGTGGTTCGAGTTTCTAATGGTTCCACGGGTGGCGGTTCGCTTGCTTATACATCGTCCACGCCTGCCGCAATTACCGCCAACCAAAACAATTATGTCCTTACCGGATCCGCATTCCAGAGGCTGAATTGCACGACTGCCTCCGATATAACCGGCATCGCACCGCCAACAAGCGGCGCTCATGTCGATGGGCGCATGATTCGGGTTGTCAGCGTTGGCTCGGCTACTGTAACGCTGAAGCATAATTCTTCCAGCAGCACGGCGGCCAATCGCATTTACTCATCAACTGGCGCAGATTTGGCTTTAGCAACAAATCAATGGGCTGATCTAATTTACGATTCAACCGACAACGGTTCAGGTGCCGCCGGCTGGCGTGCAAAATAGGAGATAGGCAATGAGTGATATTATCGCCACCAACCCCGTCATTGTTCCGCCGGTTCCCGGTGCAACCTACGACCGCTGGGTGATCCCGTCGCTGGTAGTGAACTGGCCTAGCGTCGATGGACCGATGTCGCTGGAGGCATGGTTCCAAGCGGCGCGCAGGGATGCGGCCGGCAAGCTGATCACCGGCGAACAGCGCACTAACTACTATGTGCCGGATGTGTGGTCGCTGGCCGCCACTGATCCCGATGTTGCGGCGGCAATGAACGCGCTTATTGGCGCGTTAGTGAAGAACGCCAAAGCGGCTAAAGTCATATGACCTTGTCTTGGACCGGCCCAGCCGGCGATCACAACTATTTTGACCAGCTAGAAACGCTGGTGTTAACGCGTTTGAACGGCAATACGCAGACGATTTATAGATGTTTGCGATTGCCCGCAAATCTGGATGTCGGATCAGGCGGATCATTGCTGGCCTACGGCAACATCACCCGATGGAATTTATGGATACAGGAATGCGCCACCGCACCGGAAATCAATGCGCTATTGACGGACAGCACGAATAGAAAATACCGGATCAACAATGTCACGCAAAGCGTAAATAAAAACATGTGGGAGGTCGAAACAACCGCAGATGCTGGAGTCGCTTTGTGAGTGCGTTTTACGACATCATGGCCGACATTAAGACTCGTATCGAGACGATAGCGAGCGTGCCTCCAGTTGTTATTCGTTCACGGGCAATTTTGTTAGAGACTGATGCCCTGCCGGTGATTATCGTTTCACCACTGCAAGAAACCAACGCAATTGATGCGTTTAATTTGGCCGTGGCATGGGATTACACGGTTCAAGTGACGATAGTTCAGGCGGCCAACCGCGTGTTCTCGGCGAATGTCTCTTCATATTTGCAGTTGCGGGAGAATATCCGTCAGAAGCTCTACCAGCCAACATTGCCGACAGTTACGGGTATAATCGGGATGGAGATCAACATGCAACCGGCTTTTGAATCCGTCATTGGAAATGTCAACAATTATGATATTTCCGGCATGACGATCACATACCGGCGGTTGGAGGCAAGATCAGCATGAGCGTTGATATCTCAGCCGTTGTTGGTCAAATCTCTTGGAGTCAGTCCAAGACCAATACCGGATTCGTTAAGACCAAACAAGGACCGGATCAACTCAGCGTCACGCAATCGCCGGACACAACGACCTACAACCGAATTTATGCGGTTTCCGGCACTTTGGCCGCATCGGCAAGCACCACAATTGATCTCCAAGGCGTGACCGATTATCTGGGCCAATCGTTGACCCTAACAAAAATAATCGCGTTTCAACTGACTGCGACAACGGCGGCAATGAAATATGAACCTGGCGCATCAAACGGATTGACTTGGTTTTTGAGTGGCACCACTCCGGCCGTTACGGTTCAGGCTGGCGGGTTTTTCCTGATCGGTGATGGCACCTATGGAACTGTCAGCGGATCGGCAAAAAATATCAAAATCACGAATGTTGGGGCGGTATCGGGCACTTACGAAATCGCACTGATAGGAGGTCAATGACATGGCGTTTTACACCGGCAAAACTGGCACTGTATCTATCGCAACCGCTTCCCAACCGTTGACCGATTGGAGCGCGGATTTTAAATCTGAATCCATCGATGTGACGAATTTTTCATCGTCAGGATATCAGGAAAATTACGCTGGAATCTCATCAGCCGATATCACGGCTAGTGGACCTTATGACGGGTCAATGGGCGCTCAGGTAGGCGATTCCGCGGCATTCGTTTTAACAGCGGGATCGGGCGGCATTTCCTACTCGGTGACGGCACGAATCACAAGCGTGAAAATTGATGTCAATGTGCGTGGCGTGGCAATGTGTACGCTAACAGCTACTTCCAATGGCTCTTATTCCGTTTCGGTATAAGGAGGCTTTATGGCATTTTACACGGGAAAAACAGGTTCGGCGTCGATCGGTGGCAACACGCAACCGCTCACGGATTGGTCGGCCGACATTAAAAATGAATCGATTGATGTTACGAATTT